TTCGCGACCTCTGCGGGCGCGGTTTCGGGCACGTGGCGGATGACCGCTTCGGCGCCGCCTTCGCGCACGCCTTCGGCGACCGCTTCGGCCATCGCCGATGTGTGGCCGTAGGAGGAATAGTAGAGGACGAGGATCTTGGTCATGGGCTTCCCTTTGCTGGATTGTCCGGTGTCTGACCAATCAATGCGCGGGGCGCGCAGGTGTTTCGCAAAGCTTGCGGCCCGATTTTCCTACTCGCTCACGACCCGTTAGGCCGATGGCGCTCTTTCCCAGCGTCGATCACCCGCGCGAAGGCAACGCGTTTGCGTTTCCGCCTGAGGCGGTCCGCACCGGGTAGATCTGTTAAAGAGAGGGGGCGTGGTGCCCAGGGGCGGCATCAATAGGCATTTTTAAAGTCCTGAAAAAAATAAATAAGATGTCGTCTGCGGGGGGCGATGCCCCCAGCCGTGCCCCTGCCGTGGGCAAAAAAAGAGGATCAGCTGACCAGCTGATCCTCGAGCCAGGCTTCGATGCGCGAGCGGCGCCAGCGGTTGTGCCGGGGCGACTTGAAGTTCTCCGGTTGGGGGAACTTACCGGCGCGGCGCAGATCATCGATCCGCGAGCGCTTCAGGCCGACCATGCGCTCGACATCCTTGCGGCTGAGCAATGGATCAATCAGTTCGCTCATCACCGCTTCCCTTTGTCTCTGGCGGGGTTGAGGCGGACCAATGTGTCTTCGCTTCCCTCCGCGCAGTCGGCATGCTCATCTCTCTCGAACTGGGGCACGGCGCCCGCGTAGATCGCGTCGGGATGATGACAGATGGTCTGCTTGCACGCGGCGCAGGTGGCGTCGGGGGCGTTCGCGGCACGGTAGGCGCCGGGTGGGCTTTCGGTATCGATCTCGACCGTGGCGCGCATCATGCGAGCCCCCGTGCAGCGATCAGCGCGACTATCATGAGCGACACCAGTACCGCGCCCACGAGCGCTCCGGCGATCCGGCGGCGGAATTCACGCTGTCTTGGGCAGGAGCGGCGGGCGGCGCGCAGGCGGGCGCGGTCGAACGCGGCTTCGCTGCCCATCGGCAGGATGGATGGCGCGCGGCGTTGGGCAAGACGCGAGAGAATCGGGCGAGCCATCAGCCGATCCCCAGCGCGGCTTTGTAGGTGTCGAGGATGATTTCTTGCTCGCTGCGATCGTCGGGCTTCATCTTCCGAAGCTTGACGATCTGGCGCATGATCTTGGGATCGTAGCCGACCGCCTTGGCCTCGGCGTAGACATCGCGAATATCGTCGGCGATGCCCTTCTTCTCTTCCTCGAGGCGTCCGATGCGTTCGATGAGCAGGCGAAGGCGGTCGTCGGTTGTTTCAGCCATCAGGCGGCTCCCTGTTCGATTTTGAAATTGGAACTGGATTGGTGGTTGCCCATCAGATCGCTCCGTTGACGGAGAGGCCGAAAGCGATGCGGTCGGCCATGTGCAGGATCAGCCAGAGGCCGACGAAGGCGGCACCAAAGGCCAGGGCGTCTTCGGGATGAGTTCGCAGGTCGTGGGCGAGGGCGTGGAGGCGGGCGATCATTGTGCGATCACCGCGTGGCGCGGCAGGACCGGAGCGGTTGGCGTCACCGGCGCGGGCGGGGTGTCTGCGCATGGGTCGCACAACTCGCGCCAGCCGATGCCGTTGGTGAAGGTGTTGCGGGTACGGGCGGTGCGGTGACAGCCGTCGCAGCGGCGGCGGCCGATCAGGTGGACGCGCAGTCTCATTCGGCAATCTCCTGCGGGTGGACATGGCGGCGGGGATCGGCGGAAGCGGACTTCAGCCGGTGGCGGATTTCTTGTCGAAGAAGGTCGGTTCGTCTTCGTTTGCGTCGCGGCCGGGAGGGCGTACGTGCGTAACCTGGTCGCGCGGGCAGACGGGGAGATCGAGGTCGGGACGCGAGAAGTTGCCTGCGCAAATGGAGTGCACAAAGACGATGTCCGCCCGGTAGGTATGGCCGCAGGCAGTATCGGTGCAGTGACATTCCATCTGCGTGACCTGCTCGGTCTTGCGTTCCGACCGGCGGATGAATGCTGGCGCATCGCAACGCGGGCAGAGCAGAAAGCAAGTCGAGCCAGCGCTGCGCCCACCCGGGGCGAGGCGAAACTGGAGCGGTGCATGGACCATTGGCCCGCTGATCAGGCCGCCTCCCGCGCCGCTCATGCTGATTCATCCTGCAGGCTGGCGAGACAGTCGGTCATGCGTTCGATCGCTTCACCGATTTCCTTGCGTGCACGCCGCCGGGTGTCGGGGCAGTCGATCCTACCGCTTGCGTCGAGCAGGGCGGCAATCGCTTCGCCGGATTCCTTCGCTGCGTCAGACGCAAGATGAACAAGGTCGGCGTCATGAGCGCGCGCAGCGATTTCGAGACGGAGCGCGAATAGGCGGTGGAATGGCGCGTAGGCGCCACCTGCCGCGATGAAGGCCCGATCAAGCCGCTCGGCGTCGAGCAGGCGGATTTCGGTTTCACAATCGGGATCGGACCAGAGGCGCACGGTACGATCGGTGACGCCGCACAGCGCCCCGCAATGATCCCACCCGATACGAGCGGCGATGGTGGTCAGCGCGGCATGATAGGTGAGAGGTTCGCGCCGCTTGGTCATGGCGCGGCCTTCATTTGTGCGGGTCGATTGAAGTCGACCCCGGCGGGCGGGCGACTATCCTTTGCCCCATGAAGGGAGAACCGACCTGCGCAGGCATCGACGCCTTGAAAGCGCTGCCCGATGTGGCGGTCGGTCATCGTCTCGCGAGGGTATACGTCGGGGCGGAGATCGTGGCGGGAGACGCCGTAAAGGCGCTCCGCAGTGAGTACCTGCCCCTGCTCAGCGGGGAGCTGTTTACTGGAATTGACGATCCGCGACATCGTGGCTTGGGGGATGCCGAGGTCGCGGCCAAGCTGGCTGATCGAGCCTGCTCTCTCGACGCAGAGCATGAGGGCTTCAAAACGAGTGAGTGAGCTATCCATATCCGAATGGATATTCACTAACGAATATTCAGTCAATCGGAATTTTATAGCGATGCCTTATCCAATTTTGGGTAAAGTCCGCTGATGGGAGATTTCCGGCCTGATCGAATGATCGCGTTGCGCACCGACAAAGGGTGGTCGCAGTCGGATTTGGCGCGGGAATCGAAGACAGCTCAGCCGTCGATCAATCGATTGGAGGCAGGAGGAACTCGCTCGCCTCGTAGTCTCCTCAGTATTGCGAGGGCATTGGGTACTTCTCCAGATTACCTGATGGGAGAAACAGACGATCCAAGCCCGGCAGCAGGCGCGACCGGTATCTCGCCTGGACAGGAGCAGAAGCGCGACGATCGCACCCTAGAAATTCCGGTGCTCGACCTCGCCTATGGGATGGGTGGCACGTATCTCGACGATTTCGATCCGACCGCAAACCTTGAGCCGTTTCCGGCATCCTTCATCCGCACCTATTCGAAGGCCAAGGCGGAAAACCTAGTGATGGCGAGGGGGATTGGCGACAGTATGTCGCCGACCATTGGATCGAACGATCAGATTTTGATCGACCGCAGCGTCAATAGCCTGCGAATCGCCGATAAGGTCTGGGCGTTCAGTTTCGGGGGGCTGGGTATGGTGAAGCGCTTGCGAGCGCGAGGCGATGGCAGCATCGCAATCCTTTCAGACAACCCCCTGGTGCCGGAAGATCGGGCGGTCGACGACGAACTTTTCATTATCGGGCAAGTGGTGGGAGTGATGAAAAAGCTATGAGTTTCAAACGATATGCCATCGCCGGTGCCTTGGTCCTCGTGCTTGCAGGGTGCGGCCAGTCGAAGGAGACGGTCAGCGATATCCCCGAGGATGAACCGACCAAGGTTTCGGTCGCCGCGCGTGATGCCGAAGGCGTGGTTACTGCCCTGACTGAAGCGGGCCTGCCGATTGGCGGTATCGTCGTCCTGACCGAAGAGACCGATGACAATAACATGATGGGTCGCCCGGGGGGCTACACCAGCAAGGTCTTCTTCTTCGATAACCGCTATGAGGGCGAGGGTATGGAGCCTTCGGAACAGAACACCATCGAAGTTTTCCCATCCGAGGAGGATGCAACCCGGCGGCGCGAATATATCGAGGGGGTGACCGAAGGCATGCCGATGTTCACCCAATACATGATCCAGTCGGGGCCTGTGCTGATGCGGCTCGACAAGGTCATGAAGCCGGGTGAAGCGAAGGAATACGAAGCCGCGCTCGGGGAGCTCTAAGCGCTCTCGAGTTCGATCGACTGGCGCAGGCCGATGGCGCGGGAAGATCCGGCGGTCGACGACGAGCTGTTCGTAATCGGCCAAGTGATTGCTGTATCGAAAGGTACGAGCAATCAGTGAATGGGGGGAGTGCAATGCGACTTATTATGATGGCTGGTGTGGTCTTCAGCTTGGCAGCGTGCGGCGACTTACCAGACGAGCCAGCGGCGGACGATGGCGAATATGAAGCCAATATGGCCTCGGTTGGGGGCGAAGGCAATGCCGTGACCGATGCGGCTTCGTCCCTGACCGGGCCGCAAGCTAATGCTCGCCGAAGTGCGGAATCCTATCTTCAAATGCAGGGGTTTTCTCGTGCGGGCCTGATCGAGCAATTGTCGTCGGCCGCCGGGGACGGTTATGACTTGGCCGATGCAACTGCGGCCGTCGACAGCATGACAGTCGACTGGAACGAGCAAGCCGCGCGGTCCGCCAAGTCCTATCTCGACATGATGGGGTTTTCCTGCTCCGGCCTCGTCGATCAGCTTTCGTCTTCAGCCGGCGACAAATACTCAGAGAGCGAAGCTCGATATGGCGCCCAGATGGCCGGTGCCTGTTAGGCGCTCTCAAGCTTGATCGACTGACGCAGGCCGGCCGCCGACAATTCTGTGCGCACGCTCTCGACCAGCCAGCTGATGCCACAAAGCTAACGGCTTTTAATTAATAAAGTGTACAGGGGTTGGGCCGTTATAGGCGTATTTAGTTTTCGGGCAGGTGATAAGAGTGATGGAAAACTTATGAGAGTTCTTCAATGACCTGCGTGACGGCAATGATGAGAAAAGCCTGACGCGGCATGTTGGGATACTTTATCATCGCTTGCTGGTTCTTGGGGCTGGGCACGCTCTTCTATCTCGAAACGAAGCGCGGCGGAGTCGAGGCCGCTGGACGGGTTTCAATACTGGTGGTGGGGGTGACTGCATTGGCAGCCTTTTGGCTGGCGGATTGGGTTGTCATCCCCGTGGCGGTGTTTGCGCTGGCATTGTGTTTCGTCCCCAAGTCGCCCGACTCCGAGAAAGATGACCGAGCGGAGTGGGAGCGGGCAGAGCTTCAGGCAGAATGTGTATCGCGGCGCGAAGAGCTGCGGCAGGCCAAGGAAGATTGCGAACTCGGACTAATCTCCGAGAGGGAATACGACGAACTCGTCGCGCAGATCACCGCGCCACTACGCTAGCCGCTCTCCAACTCGATCGACTGGCGCAGGCCCGTGGCCGAAAATTCGGTGCGCACGCTCTCGACCAGCCAGCTGATACCGTCGATCCTCTCGCCCCAACCGACCAGCGCGACCTTCGCCTCGGGCTGCAGCGCGAGATCTGCGACGGCGAGATCATAGGTGAAACGGTAAGGCGATCGCGCAGCACGGCCAGTAGCGGCCTCGGCAGCCTGCCGGGCCTCAGCTTCGCTGGTGTAAACCCGCTTCAGCTTGCGCCGGTTGTCGCCGCCGACTTTCACAGTGCGTCGGCGGGCAGCGTCCTGATCCTGCCATTGGGCCTCGGCACCATCATAGTTCTCGCGATCGGCCTGGTTGAAGGTCCAGCGCCAGCCATCGCGCCGGGTCAGGCGGACTTGCGCTAGCGGTTCGCCCCCGGCGGTTGCGGCCTTACCGATCGGGAGGAAGAGCAGCTTGCCATCCTTCCACGTGGCGACGGCATCGTACCGTCGCCCGAGATCCGCGACGAAGGCGACATCGCTTTTTCCCTCCTGCTCGATCGTCGCGATCTCCCGACCGGAAAGATCGCCGCCGATCTGTGCAGTGATCCCGTGCCGCCCCGCTATCGCCTGCAGGATCGCGCCGAGGGTGGTCTTGTTCCAACTGGTGGTGCGGCGCTGGCGCAGCTTGCCGGTAAGGTCTGCGGAGCGCGCCCTGAAGGTGACGATGTCGGGCGGGCCTTCCTGACCCACCTCGTCAACGGTGAAGGTGCCCTTTGCGACCAGGCCGAGTGGCACGCCGTCGCCGGACGTCCAGCCAAGGGAGAGGGATAGAACCGCGCCCGTGTGGGGGATTTGCAGCAGGCCGTCGGCGTTCTGTAGGCGCACGTCGAGTTCGTCGGCCTTCGCCTCGCGCCGTTCGGTCAGCGAGAGCGAAACGAGACGGGGGTTGATCTTGTCAGCCAGATCGGTGCCGTCGGCGAGCGAGAGCGCGATGCCTGCCTTGCGGGCCGTCATGGGGTGGTCTCTTTGCCTGCTTGGTCGTCACCTCGTTCGAGTTCGATCCGGAAACCGATATGGCGCGGTGTACCACCGGCCATCACCGTGAGGTGCTCTTCCTCCATCCTGACGATCCGGTAGTTGCCGAGGATCCGGCCCTGACCATTGATGAGAGGGAAAGTGTCGCCTGTGTCTGCCATCGCGGCCAAGGTATCGATCGAGGCGAAGTCCGCGCCCAGTTCGGGCACCAGCAGACCGGAGAGGCCGATATTGTCAGCACCCGGGCCGATGAACTGGGCCGCGTCGCGCGCGTCGTGTCGCTCGCTGGTCGCATGCCGCCATTCTCGCGAGCGCAGCAGCGACTGGTAGGCGGCGGTTTCCATGCCGAAGATGAACATGCCGAGCGTCATCAGCTCGCGCGGGGTGGGCCGGCTCGCCATCAGTCGTGATCCTCGTAATCGCTGCGCCGCCCCTTTTTCATCAGCTCTTCCAGCTTGCGCATGATGCGCTCAGCGAATTCGTCGTCGGTTTCGCCGTTCTTCTGGGTCAGGTTAAAGGTGGCGTTGATGGTGAGGGGCTGGGCAGGCGAGGCGGGCGACCGGGCGGCAACTGGTGTAGGCGAGAGCGTCAAGGCACCAGATGTTGCCGCAGCAGTGGATGCGGGTGAACGCGCCCCATCGTTCGCAGCTGCGCCAACCGGATTAAGTGACATCGCGCCGGCCGCGACAACGCCCGCAGCCAGTTTGCGCATTGCCCCTACCGGCCTGTCCCCTCCGCGCCCGATACCCTTTGCCAAGCCTTCGGTCGTATGCTGACCGAGCGCCATGAAGACACGCGAGGGCGACTTGATTCCGAGATATTTCTTGAAGGCGGTGATGCCGCCCTTGGCCACCTGAATGAGCCGCGCGGCGAGAGCGAGTGGATTGATCGAACTGAGCAAGCCCGCCATCATCGCCTTGCCGGTGTTTTTCAACCAGGCGGGGGCTTCGGAGAGCAGGCCCTTGGCAGCGTCCCACCCTGATTTGAACGCAGCCTTGATGTCGTCCCAGTAAGCCCAGACCAAAACCGCAACCGCCGCGATCGCGATCGGGATGCCGAACACCAGCCCGGCCAGTGCGCCTACGCCGATGCCGAGCACCGCTGCAGCACTGGTGAGAGCACCGAATACAGTCACCATCGCTCCGATGCCGATCACCAGCGGGCCGATCACCGCAAGGATCGCAAGTGCGCCCAAGATGAACTTCTGGCTACCGGGGCCCAGCTGGGCAAAGGCGGTGGCGACACGGGCCACACCGCCCATGATCTTGGTCATCACCGGCAGAATGGCATTGCCAGCTTCAATCGCCGCGGCGCGAAACTGGTTCAAGTTCCTGATCTGCTCGGCAGCGTCGGTTGCCGATTGCTTCGCGAACGCGGGATCGATCGCATTGGCACCCTCGCGCATGTCCAGAAGCGTTTTATTGAACGCCTCGGCTTGATTGCCGGTTAGACCAAGCACCGCGTTGAGCGCTTCCGTCGAGCCGAACAGATTGAGCATTTCGGCATCATTTCCGGCTAGCTCTTGCTTGATGCGGTTGAGCGCAGGGATGAGACCGCCGGATTTGGCGATCAGGTCTTTCATGTCCTTCGCAGCCAGGGCCTTGAAGACGGCACGGCTTTTGGTGGTGTCCCGTGTCAGCCCTGCGATGACGGCGCGCAGTTGAGTATGTGCCTGCGCAGCGGGAAGACCTGTTGTGGTGAGCGCGGCGACTGACGCGAGGTACTCGTCCACCTCGACACCGGCGTTCGCGATCGTTCCGGCTACACCGCCAAAGCCTTGGGCGAGCCCAGAGATGGTGGTCTTGCCATTCTTCACTGTCTTGAAAAGCAGATCGTAGATGCGCTGCTGCGCGGCTCCCTCGAGACCGAACGCGTTGATCGCGCTGGTGACAATTCCCGCCGATTCCTGGGTAGTTGCCAAACCTGCCGTCGCCAGCTTGGCAGAGCCTTCGAGCACGGCCATCGCTTCGCTGGCGTCTATGCCGGCGGAACGGATGTCGTAGAGTGCTGGCGGGAGTTGCTCCAACGCGACGGGCACACGGCTCGAAAGATCGAGGACACGCTTGCCCATCTGGTCGATGGATTCAGTGGAGCTATCGACCAAGGTTGCGACGTCACCCATCGAGGCGCTGAAGTCCATCGCCATCTGGGTGGAGGCGAAGCCGGCGGCCGCCAACGGAGCGGTAAGGTAAAGGCTCGCGCTCTGGCCGACACCGGAAATTCGGCCGCCCAATTCACGAAGCCCACGTCCTTTGCTTAGCTGCGCCAGCTTGCCTTTCTGCTGCTCGATTTCGTGATTGGTTCGCTCGATCTGCCGCTCAAGTTCCCGTTCACGATCGACCAGATGGGTAACGTTGCCGCTAGCCTTCGAGAATTCGGCCCGGACCTTCCGCAGCTCGGCGTCGAGCTTACGGCTTTCGCCGCGAAGCTCGCCCAGGGAGCGCGACCCTTTCCTGCCAAGGCCGATGATATTCTTCAGCGCGCCAGACATCCTGTCTACGCCGACGAAGTTCACCATCAGAGATAACTTCTTGCTCATCACGCCTTACCTTTCGGCGGTGCGTTGGCAGCATTCCACCAGCGGATTGCCCGCTCTCGCCAGAAGATGAGTTCCTCGATCTCAAGGGCCTGAAGATCGTGCAGCGACCAATGGAAGATAGCCGCCAGATCGGCCATCAGATCTTCCGCAGTTGGTCCGCGATGATCGCTTCCATCGCTGCCCGCTCCGCAGATGTCATAAAAAAACCGCGTATCGTGCCTCCGATCTCCGCGAGATCAGCTGGCGCAAGGTTGAGGCATTCGTCGGACGTCAGCGGCGGTTCGCTGATACGCGGGAGCACTTTCAGAATGGCTCCGATATCCGTGTTGATCAGCTCCTGCAGGCTCAGTCCCCGCAGTTCGCCAGACCGGGGTGCGCGAATGGTAAGCTCTTCCACCGTGGTCGTACCGCGCACGATCGGTTCGTTGAGCTTTACGATTTCGAACTTGCGTTGAGTTTCGGTCGGTACGGTCGGCGCGGCTGCGGCGGTATCCTGGGTGGTGTCGGTCATGCGGGGCGTTCCTCGGCTTGCCCGCTATGCAGCGCGGGCGGATGGTGCAGGGCGGTTGGGGGTGGGCTGGCCGGCAACTCAAGGGGGAGAGGAAAGGCCGACCAGCCCGATTCCGACGACCGGCTGCCCCGCAAAAGGTCCGGTCGCCGAAGCTGGGGGAGGCGGGTCAGTTGGCGATGATCGCCATGATCTCCGCGTAGCGATCGATCCCGTCGACGATGAAGCGGCCCGCGATCATGTCGATCTCGACCTCGGTTCGCCCGTCGACCACGCGGCGGTAGTAGGCGACGGCGCATTTGAACTCGTGCTCGGTATCGTCGCCCGGCTTGGCGGTGCCAGGGCTGATCTCGTTGAAGCGACCGCCGATGTAGATCTCGACCGCCTGCGCCGCGGTGCCGTCGTCGGCCTGGTAGGCGCCGGTCAGCCGCACGCGCACGCCGTCGATGCGGGTGGTGCCGAACTTGCGGATCAGCGAGGCTTCATGGCCGCCGGTCTTCAGCGTGGCTTCCATCGGCTCCAGACCGAGGTCGATCTTGACCGATCCGATCATGCCGCCGCCGCGATAATCCTCGGTCGCGAGGGCTAGCGCGGGTTCCTCGTATTGCGATGCGCGGCCCAGATAGCCTTCGCCATCGACATGAATGTTCATGTTCTTGAGTTTCTTGGGGATGCCCATCGGGAGTGTCCTTGTACGAAAATGGCAGGGTCAGGCGGCGCGCAGGGCTGGATGCGCGGCGGGTCAGGTCAGCTGGTCGGCGAAGCCAGCGTAGTAGAAATCGGTGATCACCAGATCGACGTTCGGGTTCTCGAGCGGGGCGACCGGGGTGAACTGGATGCGGAAGCGCGGGCGGCCCTGGGCAAGCTCCTGCGCGCTGTTCTGCAGAGGATCGAAGAACATCTCCGCGCCCATGATGCGGCCTTCCACGGTCAGCTGGCGGAAGCGCGCGTTGCCGGTCTCGATCAGATCCTTGATCAGCCCGTTGGTCATCGGCTGATCGAGGAACGGGGCGACGATCAGTTCGATGGTTTCCTGCAGCGCGTGGCTGGTGCGCACTGCGCTTTCGAACGAGAAATTCGGCTGCTGGTCGTCCGCGCAGGTGCGGTTGCCCCACAGGCGGAAGCCGTTCTGCCTGATGACGGTGGTGACCTGCGCGGCGTTGAGCACGCCGGCGGCGGTCGAAGGGTCGGTAAGGTCGAAGTGCACGTCGTGCTCGAGCCCGGTGATACCGCCCAGCGGCACGTTGGAGATCGTCTTGTGCCACCCGACCGATTCATCGATCGCGGCGCGCAGGCCCAGCGCGCGGGCGATGATGTCGCCCCCGCCGTCGTTGGTGTCCGGCCAGATGACCATGAGTTCGCGATAGGCGAAGTTTTCGCGGTAGGTGATCGCCTCGGCTTCGTCGGCGGCGGGGGTGAAGCCATCGGCAGCCTTGGCCCCGGCATAGACGAAACCGCGCAGCTTCTTGGCGATGTCGACCATCTCCTGGACCACGGGCTGGGTATCGAGGCCCGGCGCGCCGAGGATGGTCGGCTTGACGCCAAGCTTGGTCTGCGCGGCGAGCAGCGCCTGCAGGCCGGTGTAGGTGTTGCCGTCGGTCGACCCGATGACGTTGAGATCGGTTTCGTCCTGGTCGGCACCTTCGGCCACTCGGACCACGATCACGATCGGGCTGGCCTGGTCGCCGATCGCGGTCAGCGTGGGGGCAAGCGTTCCACCGTCGCCCGCATTGCCCGCCGCGATGTCGACCCCGCCGGTGATCAGAACCGGTTCGTTGAGCGGAAAGGCAGCGTCGAGCGCGTCCTGCGCCGATGCGTCGCCGGTGGTGGTCGCGGTCGCGATGATCCCGATCACCGCGGACGAGAGCGCGGCGAGCGCGCGGGGGCCGGTCGCGGATTCGGTCAGGGTCAGGCCGTGGTGGAAAGGCATGGCGGTTTCCTTCAGCTGGCGGGCAGGCGCTGGGTGCGGCCCGGTTTCAGATCAATCGGGATGGTGAGGGTCTGCAGACGGTTGGCTTCGGGCAGGTCGGTGCGCCGCCCTTCGATGCGGATGGTCAGCTGTCCGTCCTGCGGCTCACCCAGCAGGGTGACGCGGGTCAGCTTCAGGCGCGGCTCCCACCGGGCGAGGGCGATTGCGACTGCGGCGTGCATCAGCATGCGGATCGCGCCGTTGAGCGGGCGATCGATCAGCTCGAAAAGCAGCGAGCCGTAATCGCGCCGCATCACGCGGCTGCCGAGCGGAGTGGACAGGATGTCGCCGATCGACTGCGCAAGATGCGCGTCGCCCGAAATGGCCGTGCCGGTGTGCTTGTCCATGCCCAACATGGTGCACAGCCATCGCTTCTCACGCGCGGAATGCCAGCGGGGCGCGGGGTGAAGCGCGGCTTCACCGGACCAGCTGTTCGGACGCTATTGCGGTTCTGCGGAGGTGGACGATCCGGCTGCCACGCCGCCATGGCGGTGCCCGGCAAGGCTGATGCCGTCAGCCATGACATCGCCGTTCGCCTCGAGCGTCTGGCTGATGCTGGCACTACCGTCGATCGCGACGTCACCCTCGATCGACACATCGCCTTCGATCGTGACCGGCCCGCGCAAGGTGATGCCGCCGGGGGCCTCAATCTCTGCAGTGGCGCCATCGGGCAGGATCGCGGTCAGCGCGCCGGCCTCGGGATCGTAGGCGATGCGCGCGCCGTCAGAGAATTCGATCACTTCCTCGATGCTGTCGCCCGGCGCTGTGAAGGCGTCCTGATAAATCCCGGGGAGGGCGACCGCATTGCCGATCTGCCCATCGGGCGCGAGCAGGATCACCTGCTCCCCAACGGTTGGCGGAGACCAGGTGCGCGTGTCCCCCGCGCGCATCGTCAGCCAACGGACCGGAATAGTCTCGCCGGGTTCGTCATCGTCCGGATCGCCGTAGCGCACGGTGCAGCGCGCCTGGGCAAAGTCGACCGAGGTCACGGTGCCGAACCGGATCAGCGTAGCGATGTCGGCCGGAATATCTTCGGGCGGGGGCTGGTTCATGGTGTCCGTTCGGAATCGTCAGGGCATGCGGCGCGATAACGCTCGTTGTGTTCCTGAATGGCTGTCACGGTCGCGTCGCTATCGAGGCGGTTGCCGGGGTCGTCCTGGTCTGCGCGGTCGGCCTGCCGGTAGCGAATGGGCGCGTCGCCTTGGCACCAGCTGCTATTCTCGCGCGAGGGGCTTGTATCGCTCGCACGCGGCACGTCGGTCACTGTCGCGCAGGCAGCCGTCATAGCGCCGCTGGCTACGGTCGCCAGAAGTGCGAAGATCCTGTTCAGCATGGTTGGCGTCTCCCAATTGGTCGAGGGTCTGGTTCTGTCCGGCGATCACTGCGTCCGCCTCGCCCGCGTTGCGGCCCAGCTCGGTCGCGTCGTCCAGCGTGCCCCGAACGGTGCCGACGATGGCCCACGCGATCAGCCCGAGCCCGATGATGGCGATTGTGACCCACGCGCCCCTGACGAGCCCGAGAGCGCCTTTGGCGAGCAACCAGGTCATGCCTCGCCTCCCGGTGTCTTGGTACCAGCGAGGTAGGCGGTCTTCTCTTGGCTGGATTGCGAGGTGCCGAAGAAAAAGCCGAGGGCATCCTTGCTGTTGGTGATGATCGCGCCGAGCAGCACCAGCAGGATGTCGCGGTCGGCGTGCTGAACGTTGCCGAGCGCAATCAGCAGCAGCGCGCCGAACAGCATCGCGAGGGTCGCGAAGGCGAGCAGCGCGCGGACGAAGCGGGGGTCTGTCATCGTGCCCAGTCTCCGGTCTTGTGGTGTAGCCACACGAGGAAGTCGCGGACCGTCTTGCCCTTGAGGATCGACGGGTTGGCGCGCGTGGCCGCGGCGCCCGCGAGAAGATCCGCCCGTTCGCCAATGTCGGCGGCGATCACCCGTGCGGCGGTGACGGGGCCGAAGAAGTGGGCGGCGTAGAGCGAGGCGCGGTTTATCGGCAGGCCATTACCCGCGAGGTAGCGGGCGTTCTTCGCGGTGAAGGTCTTCGCGCGGGCGAGCTGCTCTTCGACGTCGGGGCGCAAGCCGCCGAACGCCTGCGATGGATCGTCGCCCCACGCGCCGCCTTCGCCGATCCACGTCGACCGGATGAACTGATAAAGCCCGGAAGCACTGGACGTGCGCGCCTTGACGTAGGGGCGATCCCCGCTCTCGATCTTCGAGAGCATGGGCCAGTAATCTTCGGGAATCATGCCGGCGTCCGGCTGCGCAGGCGGGGGGAGAAGTTCGTCGAGCTTGGCGATCGTGTCGCGGCCGGCCCAGCCGTCGACTGCCAGACCGGCCCGCGCCTGAAACAGGCGCACGAACTCGTCATCGCTGATCAGCGTCATTGGTCTTCGTCCTTCTTGCTGGCGAGCCGTGCGGCGGCGATCTGCTTGGCCGCGTCCTGCCGCCGCTCGCCCATGATCTGATCGACCGGCGTGAACTTGCGGCGCAGCCATTCGGTCGCTTCGGAGTGGACCGCGGAGAGCAGCTTTACGCCGCCCATCGCCATGATGAAGGACAGGACCGCCGCGCCGAGCGCGTCGAGGTTTGCGTATTGAACCCCCAGCAGCACGAAGAGCAGGCACCCGCCGGAGATGAGGAAGCTGACGAGCAGCTCGCGCCAGATCAGCGCGGTGCTTTCCCTCTTGCTGACCTGCACCGCCGCACGCGCGGCCCAGCCCGCAGCGAAGCCGAAGCCGATCGCGCCAGCCAGCACCCAGTCCACGGCAGCGATCGCCACGAGGAAGGGCGGGGTGTATTTCGCCGCGGCGGTCGGGGCGATCACAGCTGCGCTCCCACGGTTTCCTGCAGCGCAAACCAGACGGCCCACCACCAGATCACGCACGACAGCATCATCGGGCCGCGCCGCCGCGCGAAGCCGATTGCCGTGATCCACGCACAGCCGCCCCAGAACAGCCACGCGGTGGCCATTGCCTGGCGAAACAGCAGGCTATCCCGATCGAACCCGGCAATGCGCCCATCGCCCGCCCACGGGATGACCGCGCCGGCGATCAGGATGGCGAGCAGCGCCAACAGCAGACCCAGCCCGAGGAACCAGCGCACGGTGTCGCTGAGATAGGGCGTGGTGTGCGGGTCGAAGGTGTAGAGCCACTTGCCGACCGGCCAGACGGCCAGCAGCGCGCCCATCGCCGCCCACCAGCGCCACGTGTCGGCCAGCATGTCGACGTTGAGCCCGATCATAGCGCACCCAGGAAATCGAGAATTTCGAAGGGGAAGTGGAAGGCGTTTTTCCGAAGATCGACCGGAGTGGGATTAACGCGGGTCAGCTCGTGCAGGTTGTCGGCTCCGAGCAGGGGAACATTGCCGGTGATGCCGTACTCGGTCGGATTGTTCGGGTCGCCGAAGGCGTCCTGCATGTTCAGGAACGCGATCCGCTCCCGCGCGGCCAGCTCCGCCAAGGCGCGCTGGTAGGCGACCATCTTCACGATCTCACGCTTGGCGTTTTCGGGCGCGGCGACGATCATCCGATCCATGCCGGGGCAAGCCGCGGCGTAGCGCGCCATCATGGTTGCATTGGACTGCGCGAACAGCGCGGCGGTGCGCTGGTTCGCCTGATCGTTCGGGCCCGGTGCCCAGATCACGCCGTCGAAATCCATGGCAGCGATCTGGTTTTGCCAGTTCGTGCCTTCCGCCACATCGGACCACTGCGCCGCCTGGGTGCCGGTGCCTGCCGTCTTGCTGATCAGCACACCGGGCTCGGCGGATCGCAAGAACAGCCCTTGCGGACGACAATTGCCCGCAACCCGCTCCATTTCCCACAGCCAGGCATCTCCGCCCGGCAGGTTTTCCAGTAGTATGCTCTGGCCACCCGCACCCTGCAGATCAAGGACCACCCAAGGCCCGCCGTTCCAGCGATACCGAACCACGCCGTCGGCGGTCCCTTCCCAGAACAGCCGCGCGCTTTCGAGAACTGGTAGAGCCGGCCCGGTGACGGTGATTTTCGCGCCGTCTTCCGAAGTGTCTGCCCGCCCGATGTCGGGCGAGGGTGAGGTGTAATAGTTGGTGGAGTCCGCTTCGCCCCAATCGCCCTCGCGGGTGACCGGGTAGAGGCCGGGGCGGACATTGCCGTTCACAGGCTCGTTGCCGAGCTTGGCGAAGCCGATCCATCCAGCACCGGCGTCGCCATATTTGTGGGCGAGGTATTCGGCGAAGAAGCCCGACCAACGATGGGTTTCGAAGGTCCGGCTGTCGTGACCGAGCGCGAAATGGAATTGGACCGGGTAGCCAAGAGCACGCTGCGCCTTGAACATGCGCCACTTGCGCATCCATCGCTCGCCGAAGCTGTCTCCGCCCACGATCAAATAGGGCGCGATCTTTTCGTCGAAGCCTGCGTAATCCGTTTCCGCGACACCCGGTTCGAATTGAGCCTGGTGCCATTCGAAATTGAAAGTGCGGGCGCAGCCGCGGTGATAGCGCGCATGCGCGGGTGCGGTCAGGGTGTCCGGATCGGCGGGCGAATAGCCCGAAATGTAATTCCTCGCGCCGTCGAACCACGCACCGTAGAGGAAGAACTTGCGAGTGTATTGCTCGCCACCCTCGACCGGCATGAACCCGCTCGAGTGGTACTGGTCGTTCTCGTAGAGCGCGCCGGTCGCTTCGTTGACAGCGTGGCCGATCACCACGTCTTGAGCTGCCGGGTCGAAGAGATTGCGCGACTTTACCACGAAGCCGGTCTGATCGATCCGCGGTTTCGCTGGCGCGAGATGATCGCTGTTCAGGCGCAGCCATTCGTCGATGTCGGCAAGGCGGGCTGCACCGGACGTTGGTTGCGGACGAATGCGAGTTGGCGAGAGAAACACCCCGGCGACTTCGAATGCGCCGCCGCCCGTAACGAAGGCGAGAGCCACGTTGGCCCCTTCGGTGTATTCGAAGCGCAGGGTAACGATGTGCAGACCGGCCTCGGCAAGGATGTCCCCAGTGCCACCGCCAAGATTTTCGCCATCCGGGTTGGCGCGCGGGTAGAACGAGCATTGGCCACCAGGCTCGGCGAACCAGACGAGGAAGTCCGCGGTAACGGTCTGGCCATCTTGCAGACCAAGGCGGCTGATGTCGTGCAAGCGACGGTACTGCGTCCCGGATGGGATGGTCGCGACCGGGGTCGTTACCGGGATATTCTGCGACTGGGTGGTGAAGGTGGGCGTAACGAGCGGCCAGTGGCTGAAACCCCCGAAACGGGGAAAGTCTGCGATCACCTCGTGGGTGCTGTCGAACAGCAGGTTTGCGCCGGCGGTCTGACCGTTGATACCGGCAGCCAGCGCCTCAAGCGGCGCGCGATACAGCCCGCCGTCCTTCAATACCGGGGTGAACTCGGTGCCTTCGATGTCCTCGGGCGAGAGGGGCGGTAGCAGGCTGACGCGCGACATCAGTTTGCCTCCCAAAGCGTGGGCTCGATGACCGAGAACCCGGTAAGTGCGCCCGCGGGCGCGGCATCGATCGCGGTTGCAATGCTGGCGGCCTGGGCAACCACATCGTCGATTGCGGCAAGGCGCGCGGTCGCCTCGGCACCGCCGAGACGGGCGTCGAGGATCTGCTGCTGCCGATCGGCGATCTGGCCGATACGCCTGTTCTGTTCGCGCTGAAGCGCCCGCTGCAACAGCTCACGCTGCTCGCTTTCGCTCCACGTGCGCGACCGTGACATGATCGGGGTGCCGGTTTCGCTCGGCACAATTTCGACCGGGGCTTCACTCGCCTGCGCGTCGATCAGTTCGGCGTGGCGCGCTGGGGTCACTTCCGTCGCATCGTCGGGGATCGCGGTGTGAATGTCGCTGTCGAAGAAGGCGCGGGCGGTGGCGCTGTAGAAGATCATCGGGCGATCTCCCCGATGGCGAAATACATGCAGGGCGTGCCGTCGGAATCGTTGCTGACCTGAAAATTGCCAGCGCCCACCGAGGAGGTGAGCACGCGAGCAAAGTGATCGCCATCGCCGGTGATGCTCGCGCCGTTGCCGCCGTCGACAAAGACGCCGTAGCAGGTGGTGAAAGCGAGCGGGAAGGTGACCGTGCTGGTGCCCTGCGCGGTGGGCGTGAACCGGCCCCACTGCACCATGATCTGGTGCGATGCGCTTGCGGAAATGATCGACGCGCGACCGTTTAGCGCGTGGACCGACCGGATCGGACCAAGCGCTGCCGGGGTCAGCGCACGGTCTGCGTCTGTCCCCGCCCATGCCGAGGCCGCATTTGCGGCAAGCACGGTCAACACCCGGCTTGCGGACAGATCGCCGCCACCGGTCACCAGTCCGCTGCCGGTGATCGTGCGCCCGGTCAGTGCAGCGATCAGATTCCCCAGCGCTATATCGGCGTCAGCGCGGGTTGTTGCTTCGTCCGCGTCCGCATCGGTGCGCGCGGCAACTTCATCCGCGATCGCCTGGAACAAGGGGGCAAGCGCCGCGGCGAGACGAACGCCCAGCTTCAGCGGGGTGACGATCCGCTGGTCGTCTTCTTCGGCGTCGGTTTCCGCCTGGGTCGCCAGCTCGGCAACGCCCTTGGTGCTCTCGGTCGCGGGTGGATAGAGGAAGGTCGCATCGCCGAAGACGATCGATTCCGCGACCGTGTCAGCAAAGGCGACATCGATCGAGAACAGGAAGGTCGCGATATCGACCTTGCGGAAGATCGGGCCGACCTCGCGCGAGTAGGCAGCGAACAGGGTGCCGTCTGCGAGATAGAGGCCGAGACTGCGCACTTCGTAGACATCGGTGCTGGCGTCGAAGGCCGTCATGTGAATGATCGTTTCGGAAACGGATTCGCCCGAAAGCGTGTCGATCCGCTTGATCTCGTTTGGCAGGGCGAGCAGCGTCGGCGCGATGTCTACCTCGCTCGCCGAAATGCCGAGCTGGGTGATGACGATCGCGTTCGTGTTGCCATTCTGCGCGTCGACCAGCGCGTCGAGCCCAGCGCTGGTGATGGTGAAGAGGAACCCGGAACTCATGACGCCACCAAAAATTCGTCGGAGGTTTCGGCCCTGATCGGTTCGCCGTCTTCGGTCTGCAGGTAGGTCGCCCAGACTGGATCGAGAGCTGTGGTGGTGTCGGCCTCGGTATCGAGGCGGACGAAGCCAGCATCGTGGCCCGCGCCGAGCAGCCCGGCATGCGCCTGCGCACGCATTCGGTGGACCGCGAACATGTGCGAGCGCAGCGGTTTGACCGCAGCGATGTCGCGCAACAGCTCGCGCACGAGCGCGGCGTCATACTCGACGCCGCTGACCGTCTTCAGCGGCAGTTCGAGACGGAAGGTGTGCGGGTCGAGATATTGACGGTCTTCGAACCATTCGACGATTTCGATCAGCGGGTCGAAGCGATCGAGCACGGTGCGCAGCGAAGATCGCGTGCCCTTGCGCCGCTGGGCCTCGATCGCGCCCGCGACTGCATCGCGCTTGACCTGCTCGCTCCAGTTCGTGTCCCACACGTCGATAGAGATCCCCCAGGCCAGCCAGGGCAGGAGCTGGGCGGGGCAGGTCTGCGGATTCCAGACCGATCGGATCGGGATGGGCAGCTCGCCCAGCCCGTCCAGTTCGACCTGGTCGAGCGCGCGATCGAGCGGGGTGGCATTGGGCGGCAGGATGCTCACGTCGCCACCCCCGAGACTGCCACCGAACGCGCCCCGAGGTTCGCGGCCTGGGTGAGGTCCACCACGACATCGGCCGCAGGCGAGCCAATCACGACATTCTGCACGCCGGCCACGTGGAGCGCCGCGCCGATTGCCGATCGGGTGATGTCGCGACCCAGATGGCGGCTGCTGGCGATCAGCTGATCGAGCGCGGCGTTGGCGGTCGCCAGCACCAGCTGCTGATCGGGGCCGGGATAAAGCACGAGTTGCGCGTCGATGTCGAAGGTGACGATCTGCGCGCTCTGCACGGTGACCTGATCGGTCAGCGGGCGCACCTCGTCATCATTCAGGACGGTGGCGACCTTGTCGATCAGGGCCGCCGGGGCGGTGCCGTCGCCCTGCCGGGAAAGGACGGACACGACGACCTCGCCCGGCTCGGGGCTGACGGCGCTTGCGTCGAGCACGTCGGCATCGGCGGATAGTGCGTGATAGACGTAGGCGCTGGCGGGACCGGCCACGCTGAAGCTGTCCGGCGCAAGCAACACGCGGCGGCGCAGCGCGGTGTCATCCTCGAGAACTGCGGGTGTGTTGGTCTGCGAATTGGCGGGGGCGATTTCCTGCCGGGTCACGCCGAGCAGTGCGGCCAGATTGTCGAGATCGGGGCCGCCCGCGTATGCGATCAGCACGCCGCGCACCGCGTCATTGATCCGGGCGCGCAATACGAGCTCGCGATAGGCGCCCGCCTCGAGCGCCTTGATTACGGGATCGCTTTCGACATCGGCGCTGAAGGCAGGAAAGCGCCCGAGGAAATCCGCCTTGCGCGCAGCGTAGATCGTTTCGAAGTCCAGTTCTTCGATGACGTCGGGCGGCGGCAGGCGCGACAGGTCCACGGAAGTTGCGGCGGCGGTCATGCCGCTCGAGATGCCCGACCGCTCCAGCGCGCGTAAGGATGGGGGCGGGTAAAGCGGGGCTTCACCCCGCCACGCCCCGCCAAGGGAAGGCTGGTGTGGTGCGGGATGGTCTGGCATCGAAGGCCGATGCTGACCGCGTTGCTACTCCTGACTGTCCCGATCGTGCCCGCTGGCGAGAGCTTCGCGTGCACTCCGGTGGCGGTGTGGGACGGTGATGGTCCGGTGTGGTGCGAGGAAGGCCCTCGCATCAGGCTGGCAGGTATCGCGGCCCGGGAAATCGATGGCACATGCAGGCGAGGGCACCCCTGTCCCGATGCATCGGGAGAGGCCGCGCGTGACGCGCTCGCGCGGCTGCTGGGCGAACCCGGAGGGATCGGGCGTTATGGTCATCGTTTGGTTGACGGGCCGACGATGCGGTGCCGGTCGACGGGATCGGCGGAAGGCACGCGCACGGGGGCATGGTGCCTATCGCCAGTCGGCGGCGACATTAGCTGCGCGATGGTGCGATCGGGCATGGCGAAACGCTGGCGCAGGTTCTGGGGAGGGCACCGGTGTGGTCACTGACATGCTCTGGCTTAGACAGCGCGGGCAAATTCTCCGCATGGTCTCCCAGCACGCTACCGCCCAGTTTGCTGCTGAAGTTGGTCCGCAATACACGCTTTCAAATTGGCATTTCGGCACCCCAGATAATTTTACTGACAGCGGACTCTCGAGAACACTCTTTCACGTTGAGAGCGGCTTCATTGGGACGAAGCTGCGCAACCGCCACGCCACGCTCAAGCAGTTGCGACGAAGTGTGATTGCCGCGGTCGCAGGAAGAAGCGTCTCGGCGGCGCGAAGTCTGAGCGGCTTTCGGAGTGGTCGGGCGAGTATTCGATCTCTTGCCGTGCGAACCGTAGCGCACATTCCGCTTCCAAGAGCGTATGGGGATCGGACCGGTCGTGGTTGCGACGGGCATCGAAGACGACAAGATGACCTTTGAGCGCAGTGGCTCGGGAGAACCGCCGCTCGCGGTCGAGGTAGTCTGCTAACTGGTTCGCGCCTCTTACGGCTCGATTGGCGTCATAGCGGGTGTAGGTTTCCTCGTCACTTTCCTTTCGGGGCTTCGCGGTCGCACAACCCAGCCATTTGATTTCTATCAGGGACGAGGAGGACGATGCCGACCATTCGACGCGGATGTCGACTGGCTTGCTCTCGTCGGTATTTTGCTCCGGCCGTACGCTGGCGTTGCGCAGCACGATTGCGAGCATCTGGCTGAGCGACTTGCGCATGATTCGCTCCGGCTTGTTAACCAAGACGAGGCGCGGGCCGTCGACCCCTCCCTCCCAAACATCCTCAAGCAGGAAGCATCGGCTTTCCTCTGCGATACTCGCGTAATAGTCGAGCGCCTCATCGAGGTCATCGAAAGCTGGATTTGCGAAGTTGCTGGCGAACTCCGGGACGACCTTCTCGACCGCCACGTCGTGGGTCCTCGCCAGTATACGATCCAGTCGATCATGGTATCGGTATACGATGGAACTCCGCGCGAGCGCGGCTGGATCAGGTTCTACATTCGAACTCGTCGTCCTCATGGAGCGATCCGGTCCGAGAAGGATGAGTGGGTATTTCCCATCTGGAAGGTCGCGGAGCCATTCCCCGATTTTGGTTGGGTTTGTGACCCTTTCGGCGCGGTTCCACATGCACTCGATTTCATCTTCTCCCGGATCGATCGGGCGCATGATGGTAAGCGCTTGCGTCAGGTTTTCGGGCGGGAATCCCTCAAAGACGAGCTTAATTGTGTCGAGAAGCTCCTCGAGCGCGGTTTCGCCCTCCTCTCCGAATGCGTCAACCACCCGATGGACATAGGCTCCGGAGACAAGCCGCTTGACGGAGTCTACATTGATCCTACCGAGCATCTTCGCCCCTCAGTACTCGCGCAGACAGCCAGAGGACAGCTGGGGACAGCAGGGACCGCGTTTCTTCTTCGAGTGCCGCGCATACGGCCTCGTACTCGTCGTGTAGAACTGACACATCATTTTGCTGGAGCAACACCCTGTTTTGCCCAAGGGCAGCGGCAGCAGCTAGACCGGGCGAGGAACCGACAGCCTGGCGAACGGCCCCTATCGGCAGCGCGAGAGCGCACCGCGTGGCGATCTTCAGACATTCGCGCCTTCTGGAAGGACCCGAAAGCGAAGAAAGTTCGTCCAACTCGGCTGGGAGCGTGTCTGCATGGGGAGCGATGAAGCCTTCTTCGCTTTCGCTCACCAGACCGCGCGCTGTCAGGAGGCGACGAGCCGTTTCGAGTTCGGCACTGAAGGGCACGCCTTCGGACGTGACCGCGAACAGGTAGCCCCAAGACGCTGCCGGAAATCCACGAAACAGGCCGAGGACGCATGCAAGATAGGCATAAAGGTGCAGCTCGAATACCGTCATTGGCAGCACGGATCGCGGTGCATCGCCCAGAAGGGCGATCACGTCAAAGTACGCGTCAGGAGAAACATCCACCCGCGTCACAGGAGAGCAGCTTCGATTTTTCGGTAGGCTTCGTCAAACAAACCCTCTTCGGCTTGCTGAACCAGGCTAAGATCGGTCCATTCAGTCATGCGTACAATCTGCATGCCAGCTTCCGTTTGCTGCTGGGCCAGACGAAGGACAAGCTCCGAACTGCGCAGGTTGGCTGTCATCACGACACGGTTGCCCGCATTGGCGAAGCGCGAGAACATCGCGCCGGCGCGCGCTTCGTAGGCGATGTCGAGCGAACCCTCCGGAGTATCGATCATCAAGGACGCCGGCCCGTCTGTCATATACTCCGCGAGGGCCATGCGCAGGGCGATATCAATGAAGAATCTCTGGCTTTCGGAGACGTCGTTTGACTGGAGTCTGGACTGTCCGTTCATGAGCAGGCGCAGGCCAAACCCCGCAGCGCTACGCCCTTCGCGCGGATCGAGTTGGACGTTCACCGGCATGCCAATAAATTCTTCCGCCAGTTCGCGAAAACGCGGGACGAATTCTACTGCGGCCGACTCGTATTGGGAGTTAAGTTTCTTCTCGAACTGCCGGAGACGGTTCCTTAGCTCGTCACGCTTTTCATAGTGTTTCTTGCTCTGGTCGAGCAGTTCCTGCCTTTCCGCTTTCAGCTTCTCAAGTTCTGCCTTCACAGGGCTGTGGTCGATACGACCCTGGAGGCGTGTGAGGCCGCCGGCCTCCTTTTCTTCGAACTCCCGCAGGGCAGCACGCTCTGCTTCCTCTTGGGCTTCGGCGTTCTCTAGCCGATCGGCCGCGGTCTGCCGGTTGTCGAGCGCCCTCTCCAACGCTTGGGTGAGTTCGCCGATGCGGGCGTCAAGCGCGCGCAGCTCGTCCATTTCCCCGCTCGGTTCCGTAACGGATGACAGCACTGAATCGCAAAGAGGGCATTTGCCGTCGTCTAGCTTGGCCTCGATTGCTGGTGCGACGTCGTCAGTCCCGCACAAACCGCACCGGTTCTCGCTAAGTGTTCCACGCAGCACGGGATGGTGCTGGACCGTCGCGGGCCCTTGGATTCTGCGCGCGAAGACCTTACGGTATTCCAGTTGCAGTTCGGTTAGGGAAGAACTGGTCTCAGTCCATAGCTCGTCCGCCTCGCGCAATTCTATCCTGTGCCGTCTTGACCGATCCGCTGCAACGTCGAGGCGGGCCTTGAGGGACTCCTGTTCGGCTCGCAGCTCCTCATCCTTGCGGAAATCGGTGGAAGGGTCGGGCTCAAGGACGTCGACGAGTTGCTCGATACGTTTGGTTACGTTTCGCGCGGCGAAGCGGACGTTTCTAGCCCGGCTATCTTCGCGATCGACCTCCCGCTGCAGATTGTCTGCGTCTCGGGCCTGCGATGGATCTGCGCCGAACGCAAGATAGAGGGCATTAGTCAAGGCCGCGTCATCCCACATGAGCAGGTGTCGTCCCTCGTCGAACGTCTGCACGAAATGAGATAGGAAGACGAACTGCGCGAAGTCCTTGAGACCTGTCTCTCTCAGAACAAGTTCCTTGTAGGCTCCGTCTAGATCGCTCCCGTCCTCTCGCTGGATCTCCTCACCATCGATCGAGAGCCTCGAAACGCCGAGCGCGCCGGAGAGCTCGCGCGTCACTGCGACTTCCCGCATGCCGAAAGCGAGGGTGACAGTGGCCTCCGCCCTGTTCAGGGAGGTCGCGCTTATGCGGCCCCGGTAGTAGTCATCGGTACGGTCCGCTCGGACGGCGTTCTTGAGATAATCTGACGCCGACTGGAATCGGCGTGTGGGATCCGGCACGGCGCCCGTCACCACGTAACTCACGGTGTTTAGGAAGGTGGATTTGCCGAGGCCGTTGGCTCCGATGAGACAGAAGACGGGTTTTTCAACGACGATCTCCTGACTCGGCTTTCGCGTGTAGAGATCAAAGCCTTCGAGCGCGACCTTCTCGATTGTCGGCAGCCTGATCCACGCGCCATCCTTACTCATCGCCTCATTCCTTTTCGCGCCTTTCGAAGACGAGGCAATGCTCGGCGAGATGCATACCGCCGCCATGCTGAGAGCTGTTCCGCATCGAACGCATAACCCCCTGTTCAACGAGACTGAAGCCTAGTTCATTCACGCATTGCTCGAGTATTCCCGCCACGTCGACGATGATACCGGCATATTGGCTATTGCCGATCGCTACAACGGCCTTGCCACCCACTGGCAATATGCGTCGCAATTCGCTGAAGATTGCGGCGAGATCGGCGAAGTACTGACCTATCATTCCCGGGATGTTCACGTTCCAAAGATCGGCGCGGGCCTCTTCGAGTCTGGCGAGTGTCTCCGAAAGGATCGCACTGTGGGGCACCGAGGACGAAGCGGCCCATTTGACTTGAACATGCGAGCGTAGGGTGTTCTGCCTCAGTGTGCGGTTGTCCTCGCCCGATGATAGATAATCGAGCATCCAGAGTTCAAGATTGTACACATCGGTGTAGTCGAAGCTGTTGGGATAGGGCGGCGAGAAGATGGCAAGATCCGCAGTCTTCACCTTGCGCAGCATAGTCCGGCAGTCCCCGCGCAGTACCTTCTGCTCTCCACATTTTGGAGACGAGAACAAGGAAATATCCTCGATGGCGGTGTCCACCGCCGCGTCAAGCGCTTGGATTAGTTGGGCGGCGGTTCTCTCACGTTCCTGCCAGTTCCGACGATAGCGCCTGCCCTTCCCATTCACAACGACGTTGCTGTTGCTCACCAAGGTCGACCCGAGGAGAACCTTCAGCAGCCTTCCGTGCGCCGGAGCCATTCGCGGGATTTCTCTGACGATTGCCCGGACCGTACCGAATACTTCAGTGCTGAAAACGTGACGACCGTTCACCCCTGGGGGTGCGAATGTGGCCGGCATGCCTGGCCCCAAGACGGTGTCCTCCTCCCGTACCTCGAGGGTACGCAGCAGGTCTTCGTAGTCGCCGAGGAAGGCTGAGCTCGAGACGGGTTCGATCTTTGCTTCGATCAGGTCGGCGAGGAACGGATTAACCTCAATGCTGGTCGACGAGAGGCCGAGCATGCGACACGTCAGCGCGGTCGTTCCGCTCCCTCCAAACGGGTCGAGGCAATGCTCCACGGGGCCGTCCAGCGACGCTAGGGTGTCGATGACAAATTTTGGGGAGAACGCCTCCTTGAAGCGGAACCACCGTTGGAAAGGCACCTCGGTTGTTCCCTGGTTCGACGAGGTGGGCACGCCTTCCCGGTAGCGCGACAGCCAGTTCGCCGGATCGAGAACCGCGGTGCGTTTTCCGACTGTTCGGCTCGTTGCCACTGTTTCGGCGAGTGAGGCCGCCCAGAACGCATTCATCCTGCATTCTCCCTGCGCGAGTTCGCAATACGATCCATTAGTGAGCGGTCGATTTCTTCCATCTCTAAGAGGGCGGCCATGATCGCATTACGTTCGAGGTGCGGCATGCTCGCAAGGCGATCGCGCCAGCGCGTGATTTTGCGCCTAATCCGTTCCCTCTCGCGATAAGTTGCTCCCACGTTTTTGTAGTCGTGGAGCGCAGCCCCGAACACGAAGTTCGCCCAGACCCGCTCCTCTCTGACTCCACCGTGGGTGACGTTGGGGAAATCGCGGTGATTCCATCGACCGAGATACGCCTCATAGAGGCTCGACGGATAGCCCGAAATCATAATGTAGCAGGGCAGTTCGCAGATTGTCTCGAGGAGCTCCCCGTGATCCTCGTCGGTATATTCGTGGCGGTAGTATCGGCGACCCTTCTTTGTGGAGGATAAGTAGGGGGGGTCTACATAGACCAGTTCCCCGCCTTGGAAGTTGAAAGAGTTGAGGAAACGCACTGCGTCCTGCTCGACAAGCTGGAGGTCCGACATTCCCCAGCCTCGTGCGGCCTCGATGACCAGTGGGTCCACGTCGACGCCAATGTTCCTAGTCGCGGGGCGTTTGTTGCGCATAATCGCGCCGCCGCCGAGGTGGGTCTCGATGTAGACGCTGTGTGGGGGCATCAATGCGGTGATGTTTTGCCACATTCTGCCCTTTCCCCCCGGATATCCCATGACACCAACCATCGTCAAAAATGACGATGCAGTCAAGACGAACCTTCGCAAGTCTCGCACGACTGGCGGCTTTCCCTCATCATTGATTCAAACCGGACAGGCGAAGAGACGGCCCAATAGGGTACGAGGCAAACGCTCCAATCGTACTCGTGCGTCCCGGTGCCCGAGTTCATTTGATTGGTGGTTAGCGCTGTAAGTTGATCATCGTTGCTTAGCGAAGAGGTCCGCTGCGGCATCCAGCGCAAGCTGGTCGTCGCCCTCGCCGAAGCCCAGTAACCGCCGTTGCGGGTAGCGGGTGTAGATCTTCTTTCCATCGGGTCCGCGCCCGACAAAGCCGCGCTTGCCGAAATGATGGACCAGCGCAACGCCGTCGCCCTTCTTGAGCGTGATTTCCACGCTGTCAGACCGCGCGCGGATCGCCCACTGCCGGGCGTAGCGCAGCTTGCGGAACATCTTGCCGCCTGCCTTCTTCCTCACCCGACCTCGCCGGTCGAGCCGGGCCTTCCGCTCTTCCATCTTGCCGCCGTCGGGTTCGACATTGGCGGTGATGCGCGCGAGGTTCGAACGGCGCAGGGCCTGACCGAGCTTGGTCGCTGCACGCTTTCGCTTGGCGGGTGAGAGCCCGGCGAGGATGTCGCCCAGCCACGGATCGAGCCCGGCGAGCGCGTCGGAATCGTAGTCAGACATCGTCCGCGATGATCGCATCGATCCCTTTCAGGGGAGGTGTCCCGGCATTCCCGCCGACCGGGCCATCGTCGACGAAAAGCGGGTCGGGTTCCTCCAGATATTCGACCGCCCAGCTTTCATCGTCGTTCTGCGCGATCGACACGCCTTCGGTCAGCTCGACGGTGAAAAGGATGTCGGCGGTGCCGTTGTCGAGAATCTCGGTCTCAAACTTGTAGGTCTCGTCCGCGCCGCCCGCCAGCAGATCGGGTTGGTGCCGGCGCAGCCAGCGATTGATGGCATGGCTGACGATCGCGATGTCGGTCGAGACTTCGCGCAGCAGGATCGACAGCGGATATTTGAACGCGAAGGAATGGGTCGCGGTCTGGCGCGCGCGCACCGCGCCATCTTCGATCCAGATAGCGAGCCGAGTGGGATCGTTCCGGATTTCGGGCAGGGCGGCGGTGAGTGCGGTGCGGAGGCTGGTGGGCTTCTTCATGGCGCGCTCAATCCCACAGGCTCACGACCGCCCGGCGGGGGGGCGTCGCGGCGAGCTGCACCGCACCGGTCAAATCGACCTGCGTTCCGCCCGGCAGCTGCGGGCCGAGATCGGCAAGGTCGGGGTTGTCGTCATAGGCGCGCTCGGTCAGTGCGGCGGTGCGCCCGAGCACGCGCCAGACCAGCGCGTCGAGCGTCTCCCCGTCCTGGGCGGTCACGATCACAGCAGGTCCACCCGGTTGCGTCCGAGGTCGACCGCACCATCGGGGCGTGGGCCGATCGCGAGCAGGTCGGCGACCGCTTCGTAGGCCTTGCGGCGATAGACGTCCGCGGTGTTGCGCTTCTCGTCTTCTCGATCGAGCGCGTCGTCGGTTGCGGCGACATCTGTATGCCCGTCGAGCAGTTCCGCTGCCGCATAGAACATCACGATGCGGCCCCACAGCAGCTCGGCAAGGTTCAGCCCGGCGATGGTTTCTGCGGTGACGGCCGCCAGTGTGGCATTGCCGGCCGCCAGATGGCCTGCGCGCCACTGCGAAAGCGCATCCCGCCCGGCGAGAATGCCCGCGATGGTCGCCTCGCGAAGCCGGGCTGGGGTCACCGACCCGTCGCCGATGCGGATCTTCGCCGCGATGGCTGCCGTATCGACCGGCGGGAACCACCCCCCGGCATCGATCATCTCGCCGGCCTGCGGCTCGGCATTATCGGGGGGCGCAGTCAGCCCTGCCATGCTCGCCTCTCTATCGGCCCGAGGCACGAAATGGGGGGTGAGACCGGATGCGATCGGGCGAGGCAGGTGCCGTCCTGATCGAACCGATCGCCCCCCCAGCGCCGTGGGGCGTTCGTTAATTCTGTCCGCCGCCGGTATCTTCGGCGGGCTTCTGAAGCTTGGCGAAGCGACGGTCGAGCTGGTCGATATCTTTCTTCACCCCAACGTTCTCATCCAGCTCAAGGGCACGTCGAAGCTGTGCCAAGGCTTCATGCAGATAGGCGACTTCGCCACCGGCGGGCGCGCTCTCGGCAGTCGCGTCGAAGGCTTCGGCCTTGGCGCGCCATGCACGCCCGATCGCCTTGTGCAGCTTCGCCTTGGCGGGATCGGGCATGTCCGCATCGTCGGTGAGTGCCTCGATCCTGGTCAGCAGGGGCAGCTCGACCGTGCCGGGCGTCTTGTTTTCGATCTCGGCGATGTCTTCGCGCAGGAAGCACGCGACGCTGCGCTTGTAGCGATCCGGCATGGACATGCCGTGGCGCAGCGCGAATTCGCCGATGCGCACGGCCTGCTGGAAATCGCCGGTGTCGATCGCCCAGACGAGCGAGGTCATCACGATCTCGTCTTCGACCGGCTGATCGGCCTCGATCACGCCATCGACCCACCCGGCGTAGTCCTTCGCGAACTGCGCCTTCATCGGCACGCGCTTTTCGTGGCTTTCGACGTCCTGCAGCTGGCGCAGCTGATCGTGCAGCCGGACCTTGAGCCCCGCGTATTCCTGCCCGGCCTCGCTCTTTTCGTCGATCGGTGTGGGCTTGCGCGCGGTGTTCGCCTGCCCGGCTTGGGCGGCCAGCTTGCGCTGGCGGTTGCGGAGAAAGGGGCTGGTCATGTGCGGGGCTCCGGATTGCGGGTTACGGGCGCGGGGCGGATGGAGTGGGGAGCGCGGCGGGCGCGCTCCCCCTCATCGGTCAGGCAGGATCGGGCCGGGCGGGAGCCGCGCCGATCACGATGTTCTCGACCAGCACGGCGAGCTGGTATTCCTCGACCACGTAGGCCTCGTTGACCGATTCATAGTTGGCGACCCGGTCGTATTCCGGTTCGTCGACCAGGCGACGGCGGCGGCTGCCCTCCTGCCAGTAGATCGACAGGTTGGAGAGCTTGGTGATCAGGACCGCGTTTGCGGGGAAGCCGCTGACACGGTAGGCCTGCAGGCCGCCCAGCATCTTGGTCGAGGCGAGGATGCGATCGGTCGCTTCCTGCTCGGTCGCGGTCGCGCCGGTCTTCTGGGCGATGTTGAAATATTTGTCGTCGAGCAGGTCGTGCCCGACGATCACCACCAGATCGGTATCGCCGCGATGCCGTTCGTGGATGCCGCGCTTGGCGTCCAGCACCAGCGCGTCGAGCGAGGCGTAATCGGCCCCGGCATCGGTCGCGTTGTCGAGCGATTCGTCGACCAGATCGACGTCCGCCTTGACGTAGATCGCTTCGAGCGCCTCGTTATCCGTGCCATCGCTCAGCACGGTCAGTGCGCCGTCCACCATCACCTGCGCGGGCGCATCGGTGCGGATCTTGTGCAGCCACCCGAGGTTGACGTCCTGCAGCAGCGGGTTGGCATCGCGGTCGGTGTTCGCGGCGGCGCTGGTGCCGTGAAAGCCGATGATGATCCGGTCCAGCGCCTGCTGCGCAAGGATGTCGTCACGAACCAGTGTCTGGAAGTTCGGGCGGTGTGCCCAGGCGTCGAGCAGCGCGTAGCGCATCGACCAGTCGAAATTGGTCTTCTTGCACAGGTAGCGGTGCTTTTCGTCGGCATTGCCCACGGCCTGCGGATCGCGGCGGGTGCCGTCGCTGGTGTCGGTGCGCCCGGCGAGCGACTTGGATACGCCGACGCCCAGCACCGCGCCTTCCTGCTCGGTCACCGGGATCACGTTGACCATCTGCAGGAATTCGCTCGAGGCGCGCAGGCGATCCTCGAGCTTCTGTTCAACGTTCGGGGCGACGTTGAACTTCGACGTGCCGTTGCCGGGGTCGGCGGGGGCGGAGAGGCCGTTGACCAGGGCGATCTGCGAAACGAAGGCCGCGAACTTCAGGCGGGTGGCGGTTTTCATCGGGAGAGTTCCTTAAGCGAAGCGGATGCGGGGCTTTGCTAGGGATGGTGGCGGGTTCGGGCGGATCAGCAGTCGGTCAGTTCGTCCGCCTTGCCGGTGGCGGCGGGGCGGGCCTTGAATTCGTGTGCGGGCGTGGTCTCGATCGTCTTGTCGATCTTGGTCAGCTTGACCGAAAGCTGGTCGATTTCCTCGCGGTAGCGCGCGTCGAGCTTGCCGATCTCGTCGGCACACAGCTGGCCGAGTTCGGTCAGCATCGGCTTGAGATCGGCGATGGTGAAGGCGGCGGATTCATCCTCGCCCTTCTTCGCGGCAGGCTTTTCGTCGGGCTTGCCCCCGCCGAACTTGCTGAACTTGTCGTCGAGCATCGCGCCGAAGCGCCGGATGAAGCTTTCGCCCGACTTGCCCGGTTCGGTGCTGGCGTCGGCGAATTCGAGCAGCGCCGCTTCGTCGCGCGACAGCGTCATCGCATCGGGCAGGCTGCGGTTGAACTTCAACCGCTCGGTCGCGATCGCCGCCGGGCTGTCGGTCAGCGCGACGCCCATCAGGTAGCAGAAGCCCTTGCCGCCGAAGTTCGGGTGAATCTCGATCGACGGGTAGAGCTTCTGCCCCGCATCGTTGAGCTTCTTCGCATCGTCGGTGACATCGAACGCGCCGAACAGCGCCTTGCGTTTCTCGGTCTTGCCATTGAAGTTGACGTCGACCTCGCCGGTCGAAAGCTCGAGCACGTCGCCATAGGCGCGGAACGGCCCTTCGGTGCCAAGGCCCCGGATATGCTCGATATTGAGCCGCGCGCCGTAGGTCTTCGGATCGTAGCTCGACGCCATCTGGTCGATGTCGTTTTCGTCGATCGTGCGCCCGTCGACGGTGGAACCGGCGGTGGCGAGCAGGAAAGGCTTGGTCTTCATGGCGTGTCGGGCTCCAGGGTCGCTTGCGCCGGGTCGGGCGCGTCTATCCGTTCGCACTAAGGGCCCCGAAGCCCGCCATCTGGCAACGCCGTGCGTCGGTGAAGCCGCGCTTCACCCGCCGATGCGATAGACCGGAGCAAAGGGGCGGGGTGCATGGCAGGGCCATGCACTTGCTACCCGCCCATAATGGACAGACCGAGCTGACTGCCGCGTACCTGCAGCGGCAGGCGCGCTCGCTTTACTGGCGCGGGTGGCCGCTGGCGGAGATCCAGCGCGAGCTCGGCATCGAGAAATACCAGACGCTCGCCAGCTGGAAACGGCGCGGCAAGTGGGACGATGCGAACCCGCGCCAGATCATCGAAGACCGGATCGAGGCGAAGATCGCCAGCTATCTGGATCGCGACGACTTCAACGAAGGGCACATGAAGCGCGTCGATTTCCTGATGCGCATGATGGAGCGATCGGCGCGGATCGGGAAATATGAAACCAGCGGGAAGGAAGGCGACCTCAACCCCAAGATCGCCCGGCGGAACGACGATGCGGCGAACGCCAAGCGCGAGGAGAAGCGCAAGAACGCGCTGACCCGCCAGCACTGGCAGGCGCTGCTCGACGACTTCCACGAGAAGAACTTCGACTATCAGGAGGGATGGTGGGACCAGCGAACCCAGCGCACCCGCAAGATCCTGAAGAGCCGCCAGATCGGGGCGACCTGGTACTTCGCGCGCGAGGCTGTCGCCAAGATCGCCGAAGCCGTGCTGGCGGGCGAGCAGCCGCGCAACCAGATTTTCCTGTCCGCGTCCGAACGTCAGGCGCTGAAGTTCCGGCGCGAGATCGTAGGCTGGGTGCGGCGGGTGACCGGCGTCGACCTGACCGGCAAGATCATCCTGTTCGACTTCGGCAACCTGATCGATGATGCGGGCGAACCGCTCGCTCTGGATCAGGTCGGCCTCTACCCGATCTCGACCAACAGCAACACCGCCCAGGGCGAGAGCGGCGACTTCTATTTCGACGAATTCTTCTGGGTCCACGGCTTCGCCCAGCTGCGCAAGGTCGCCGCCGCGATGGCGACGCACAAGATCTACAAGCGCACCTATTTCTCGACGCCATCGACCAAGACGCACGAAGCCTACGCCTTCTGGTCGGGCGAGGAATGGAACGCGGGCAAGTCGAAGGCGAGGCAGCGCGCCTTCGACACCAGCCACAAGCACCTGAAGACCGGCGCGATCATGCCCGATGGCAGCTGGTGCCAGGTCGTCACGCTGGAAGACGCGATCGCGGGCGGGCTCGGCGCGCTGGTCGATATCGAAGAGCTGCGCGCGGAAGCGAGCGAAGATGAGTTCCGCAACCTCTACGAATGCGAATTCGTCGACGATACGGCCAGCAGCTTCCCTTGGGCGCGGCTCGCCCCGGCTCGGGTCGATACGTTCTTCAAGTGGCGCGATTTCCAGCCAGCGCTGCTCGACATTCCGGGCGGGCGCCCCTTCGGCGATTCACCGGTGTGGATCGGCTACGATCCGAACAAGCAGGGCCGCGACGATGCCGCGCTGGCGGTGGTCGCGCCGCCGCTGCAGCCGGGAGTGGGCAAGCTGCGCGTGCTCGACAAGTATCGGCTCAACGACCGCGATTTTCAGGGGCAGGCCGACTTCATTCGCGAGATCTACGATCGCTACAACGTGACCGACATCGCGATCGATACCACCGGCCACGGGCGCGCGGTGTACGAGTTGGTCAAGCGCTGGTTCCCCACCGTCCGCTCGATCGAATATTCGGTCGCGACGAAGACTGCGCTGGTGATCAAGGGGCAGACCCTGTTCCGTTCCGGCCGGGTCGAGTTCGACCAGGGTTGGACCGACGTCATGCAGGCCTTCATGGCCATCCGCCCGACGACCACCGGCAGTGGGCGCGGTGTGACCTACACCGCAGGCCGCAACGGCCAGATCGGCCATGCCGATATCGCCTGGGCGATCCTGCACGCTTTTTCGAACGAACCGCTCGACATCGCCGCCGACGCCGAAGGCATCGGCACGGCGCAGGTGGTGTTTTCCGATTGATCCCGATGGAAGGAACCGACCCGATGAACCAGCTTGCCACCCAGGGCGAGACCGATGCCGGCGATGCGAAGGAGCCCGGACAGGCAATGGCCTTCAGCTTCGGCGATCCCGAAAGCGTGATCGATCGGCGCGAGCTGACCGAATATTTCGAGATCTGGCACAACGGGCGCTGGTACGAACCGCCGCTGCCGATGGATCGGCTGTGCCAGACGTTCAACATGGCCCCGCACCACCGCAGCGCGATCGCGCTGAAGATCAATCTGCTCACTAGCCTGCAGGAGCCGACCGATCAGCTGGCCACCAACGATTTCGAGCGGTTCGCGCTCGACTTCCTGCAGATGGGCAACGGCTACCTCGAGCATGTGCCAAACATCCGGGGCGGGTTGGCCAGGGCGCGGCATGCGCCAGCGCGCCATGTGCGGGCGCCGCGCGAGGCCGGCGGCTATTTCTTCGTCGGCGTGATCGGCGCGGGCGCGCCGCACCTGGGCGCGGACCTTATGGGCGAGCACCGTTTTGCAGAGGGCGCGATCTTCCACCTCCAGCAACCGGACGTGGCGCAGGAAATCTACGGCCTGCCCGAATGGTTATCTGCGCTGCAGTCCGGCTTGCTCAACGAAAACGCAACGCTGTTCCGCCGTCGCTACTACGTCAACGGCGCGCACGCGGGCTTCATCCTTTACGTGAGCGACCCCTTCGCGGACCAGGAGACCGCCAACAAAATCGCCGAGAAAATGAAGTCGGCCAAGGGTGTGGGGAACTTCAAGAACATGTTCCTCTACATTCCGAACGGCAAGAAGGACGGGGTGCAGGTGCTGCCGATCGCCGATGTCGCGGCGAAGGACGAATTCAGCGGGGTGAAGAACATCACCCGCGACGACATGCTGGCCGCGCATCGCGTGCCGCCTCAGCTGATCGGCATCGTCCCGACCAATTCGGGCGGCTTCGGCAAGGTGGGCGAGGCGCTCGACACGTTTTTCCAGATCGAGATCGTGCCGATCATGCGCCGTATGCGGGCGATGAACACCTTCTTCGGCGGGGAGGTGCTGCGCTTTGGGAATTACAGCGCGAGCGATGGTTCTGAGATCACTCCGGATGGACGGCGGATCAGGGGTGGAGATAGCCCGGCAACCCCGGCCAGTTGACGATCAACCACCACCAGAAGGCGAGAGCGAATAGCCAGGCCAGAACGTCGCTCGGTCGGGGGCGGCGGACCATCCTTCTAGGACAGCCGTTTCAGTGAGCCGTCAGGCAGTAGTTCGCGCAGGAAAGTGCCCGGACCCATCATCGCGCGTAGTTCATCGGCCATTGCAGCAATTGCCTTTGCTGTCTGGGTCGCGCGGATAGGTCGGCGCGTGCCCGGGATCTCGCGCTCGTCTTCGTCGACCAGGAATAGCGCTTGCTTCATCCGTCAGCGCCTCACCCAAGGCTGGTCGGTGCGGTCGATCTGCAGTGGTCCCTGCCACGGCAGGCAGATCGAATGCGCCTGCTCGGGCGAGCCTCGCTCCCACACGTCGAACTGATCGGGCGTCAGGACGACGGGCATTCGATCATGCACGCTGGCCGCGTCGCCAGCGGCATCGACCATCACCATCGAGTAGCAATCCCCCCATTCATCGCTGGTCCGCCAGATTGCGGCGACGGCGAAAGCTTCCACGTCCGGTAGCGACAGCCATGTTCGTGTCATCGCGCCGCGTGCCCCCTCGGCTTCGGCCCAAGCGGTAAGCGGGATAAGGCCGCGCCGGTGGCGAAAGCTGTCGCGCCACATGAAGCTGTCGAGCTTGTCGGAGCGGGCATTGTTCACCGGGCGCGGCTTCAGCGGCTCGCCTGTGCGCTTGCTTTTCTGCGAGAGGGGAAACCCCCACACCATGGACCGGAGCTGGCCGTCGACGATCACCGCGCCGTTGTAGCCCGGGTAGACCTCATCCGCGAAGTTCGCGCCGGATGCCGCACCCGCATTGAACAGGCGCGCAATCTCGGCCTGCGCCTTCGTCATTCGATAGAGGTTGCACATAGGCGGCTTGCGATTTGTTCCATTTTCGTTCCAACCGCAAGCATGGTCCGTCACAAGCTCGATTCGGTCAATGAGTTCGCGCGGCAAGGGTATCTCCTGCTGATCACGTGCGATCGCTGCCATCGGTCGATCACGCGCCACCCAACGCGAATGATGCTGGAGCTTCACCGGCTAGGATGCGGCTACCTGATCGATCCTCTCGAACGCCGACTGCGCTGTAAGGTGTGCCGGTCGCGCGGTGCGACCATCATGCCAACCTACCCCGACGCCTGAAGCCCCAGCTCCCTAGGGGGAGGCCAGTGCGCCAGACCCAGCGCGCCGCGCTCGCCCCCACGCCACGCCTTCGGCTTATCCGAAGCGAATGATGCAATGCGACGGGCTGGGTGAAGAAGCTGGCGGGGCCACCAGATCGTGGACTGGCTGGCGGAATCGTGAGGCATTGAACTGCGCACGGGCTGCCTGTGTGGAGCCGTAACGAGCAGAACTGGGCCGATGCGGAATTATGCGCTCGAGAGCGCTTGGGTGGGAGCAAAAGCCCGCGTCGAGAAGCGACGGCTTAGACTGGCACGAACCTCGC